AGGTCTCATATGTGCTGGTCCTAGAATATCAAAAACTTTAGCGTATAAACCTCCATCGGAATTTTCAATATTGATTGATTCGTTTTGAGTTTCATTTTCAATTTCTTTTCTGACTTCTCTTTTCATTTCTTCTCTCTCTTTTCTTTTTTGAGTAGCAGCAGAAACAGACATATTTGACTGTCTAAATTTTTTAACAGAATCTATTTGCCTCTGACGAAGTTGTTGTTTTCTTTGTGCTAAATCCACGATTTAATTGGTCTTGTCTTTATTATTTAGAAACTGTTGTTTTATCATCTTTGAGAGATCTGATGTTGATCCCACAAATAAAGCATTATTGGTAACGGTATTTGTTGTTTGTTTCTTGTCCTCATCTACCTCTTTTACCTTTTTCTGTAGATCTAATAGTTTATCTGTCGTATCTGCTACTGACTTAATTATCTGTCCAGCAACCTCATACGCTCTCGGACTTGCACTCTCTCCTGCCAGTTCCAATATACCATTAAGTGATTCTTGTCCTTTTTCAATTAAAGAATACAAGTTAGCACGAGTATATTCATAATCTTTTTCTATATCTTCAGATTGTTTTTCTTTCTTTTCTATTTTAATATCTTTCTTTGAAGGTGTGATTGCTTCAACTTCAGTGTGAGTATTCAATGCTTCATCAATAGGATCGTAACTTGACATGGTTTTCATTATAAATCAGTTTGTTTTGTCGGACTGTAGGATTTACCATCATCGAAGAATGATTCAAATTCATTAAATCCAAAATCGTCACCTGGAACAATCGCAGCATCATCAGCAGTTGTCAATACATTTATAAAGGTAGATGATGTGTGTTGTGCAGGAATAGAACTATCGAATCCTCTCTTAACTATGATGGTGGTAGAATCGACTATCTGTGTTATCTTCATAATCTCACTATCAATCACAATTCGATCATTAACACTAAGTAAAGCAGAAGCTGTTACATTTATTCTGGTTTCAGTGGTTGTTAAATCTTCTGTAATTGTTGTAGTTTGATCATCGTTATAATCTTTAAGTGCTTTTGGTGTGGCAACATAACGCATCTGTCTTCTTGCTGATGCTGCTGTATTTGATGCATAATCGACTTGAACTTTCTTGATTAGTCCATCACTTGTATCTGCAACAGGACCAAATAAATATGTCTTTGCTGTGAACTGAAGAGTGTATATTAGTGCTGTTCTTGTTGTAAAATCTCCTTCATATTCATCTCTAAATGATATATTATCTAAAACAATTGGAACATCCCTCTTCTCTCCAATTGAACTCACTAAGTTAACTGTAATATTAAAAGATGGTTGGAAAAAAGGTAATATTTGTTCGATGATTTGTAGAGCATCATCATTTAATTTGGAAAATATACTAAGTTCAAATCCAATATTGTAAGGAACTGGCATAAAAACTTTTTTTAAATTTGTTCCATCTGATGCTTTAAATGTCTGAGTAACACCAGATTTACGAGATGCATCATATTGTATTGATGTCATTTCAAATGACATTCTAGGTAATGTTATAGCAACTGCTTTTGTTAAATTTGCCTGTTCCCTAATTTTTGCAAAAAATTTCTGTTGTGGACCATACGCAAGACCAACCTTTGTTTCATCTAAAGTGGAATTATCAACATTTTCATGTTTAATAAAAATATCATTAAATAAAGTTCCAAAACCAATAATAGTTTTTCGAATAATTTCGTGATAATAATAAGTACCTAACATCAATAATCTCCAAATGGGTTGTTCTCAGTAAAATCAAGCAGAGAATCTGATTCAGTTTCTATTTCTTCATTTGAATCAAAAGGATCATTAAAACTGTTGTCATTGTAAGATTCTACAACATATCTAGCAGAGGAGATAGATCCCACTAATACCTCTCCAGCACTAAATCTTCCACTATTTAGAGATACTTGCAGTTCAACTGGAGGATTTATAGATCTTATATCATCTCGTATCTTAAAGTTTTTAACTCTTGCCGTTGTTCCTGATAATGAACCAGTAACAATTTCATTGTAGATATATGTTCCAATTCCAGTTGTAGAAATACCAGAAAATTCTATTGTTGGAGCAACTGTGTATTCTGATCCAACATTGTTGAAATCAACTCTATCTATTGAACCACTATCATCAATGACAGCTGTCGCAACCGCAGTTGTTCCACCAGCACCAGTTGATCCAGTAAATGTAATTGTTGGTGGTGATGCATATCCTGTTCCACTATTAGTCATAGTAATTGTTGAAATACCACTATTGACAATTCCAAATGTAACTGCTGCACCAGCACCTCCACCACCATTCAAAATAATTAATGGTGGATTATTTGAATCATATCCTGAACCAGGATCTAATAATCTTATTTCCTTTAACGACTTAACTCCACCTGATGATGTTGTGATAGCAACAGCTTTTGCTCTTTCTCCAGATTGTGGGGGTGATATCTCAACTGATGGTGCAGTTCTATATCCAGAACCATCATTTATTAATGAAATAAATCCAATCATTCCATTACCACCCACTACAGCTGTTCCTGTTGCTGTAACTGCACTTCCAACCAAGTTAACAGTCGTAATATAACCCTCATCCTCTACAGTATTATCAACCTCTTCAATTGTAGTATCAATGAGTTCATTTTCATATTCATATAATTCACAATTTAACTCATAAATATAATTTCTTCCTAATTGATAGAATGGTTTTTCAGATTCTACTCTTTTAATTTCAAATAATCTTTCTCCAAGAGGAAAATATATTAAATCTCCCTCTTTTGGACGATTAATTAAATCCTCAAAAGTAAAATCAGTTATAAAACCATCCTTTATACCAGAGGAAAGACCCTCCAAAAATGGTGCTATAAATTCTTCAAATCTCTCTCTTGATATTGTTAAACTTACCTCATTTGTTAATCTTAATCCAAATTTAGTCATTAAATCACTATTAGGATTGTAACCCTCATAGTTATTTAAATATGCCTCTATAGCAAAAGAATCATCAAATTTTGATGATTGAACTTCTCGAATAATATTATCAGTTTTAAAAATTTTTCTAGGTAAATAAAATACCTCTACACCATAAATTTTTAACTGTTCATTAATTACATCTTGGAGTAAAAACTGTTCATTTTTAGATCCTTGTAGAAAGAAGGGATTTAGTGCCATGTTTCACTATCCTATAAAATCAAGGGGTGGTAATTCATATTCTAATGCCATTCTTTGTTTTATCTCTGCTAGTTCTCTCTCTGCATCTTCATAGTATTGTCTACCATTCAATTCAATTCCACCTGGTAATCGAGTTCCACTAAATTTCATCATATTGAGACCCCATTGCCTTTTAATTAAAAGAGTTAAATATCTTTTTAGAAAAATATCATTAAAAATTTGAGTGAACGATGATGGATCTAATGCCCTATAACAATCAATAACAAAGAAAGTCGTTTCAGATTGTGCTTTCCAATCAATATCCAAATATAATCTACCCTGTCTTTTATTAAATCTTATCTGCTTATCTGTTGTTAATAAAAAATCTATATCCTCCAAATATCTTTTAGTCATTGTGTATTGAAGTAATTCAACAGAATTAAAATAATAAAGATCATTTAAAAATAATTGATATTTGATACTAAACATCCCACCAGATATTGAACTGGTATCAAACTTAAATATTCTTTCTACACCTATGACAGAATCTGGGACTTGAATAAAATTAGAATTTTCATAAAAATTTGAAGTTATTGATCCAATTCCACTTACATTTGCAGTTCCAGTTGTTGTAACTATTCCTACACCATCTGTGCCAGATGCCTTTCCTCTATTAATATCATCCTCAGTTATTTGATATTTTAGATACATTCTTTCAACACCATCATAATGTCTTTCATTAAAATATTGAATTGCATCATCAACCAAATCATCAATTTGGTCATCATCTACATTAATTTCTAAAACAGGTGCACCTAATTGTCTTAAACAATAATCAACTAATTCCTGTCTGGTGGTTGGTTTTGCCATTAATACGAGCCTCCATCAATTAATCCAGCAGTCAAAGTACCAGTAACATTTGCATCACCTGATAATGATAATAAACTGCCATTAAATGTTAAATTAGCATTATCTTGAAGTAACCCTTGAGATCCAACATAAACAACACGACCCGCAGTTAGATTACCAACTTTTATTGTACCACCACTTATTTCACCAGTAACACTTAATATGGATGCTAATATACCACTTTTTGCATCTATTGCATTATTGAATGTAGATATTCCAGATTCAACAACTATACCAGAAGCAAAAGTTGCAATTCCTATAAATGTAGAAATTCCAGTAACATTTAGATCAGTAAAGGTATTTGGAGCATTTGAAATTGCAGATTCGATTGTAGATGTTGTTACTGCATCTAAAGAAACAATATTTTTTAATTGACGAGTAGAACTTATAACTTCTGTTGCTGTTGAACCATCATAAATTTGAAGATTTGAAAAATGCCCAGTTCCAAAACCTATAACTTGACCATCTACATATACATCTTGAGCAAGAAGAGAATTTTCTATGTCTACATATGTACCTTTAAATATAGAAGAACCATTGAAAGTAGATACACCTGCAACCTGAAGTTCATTTCCTATGTTTAAATTTTTACCTACCCCTAAACCACCAGATATTTTTACTGCTCCTGTCGAAGAACTTGTGGAATTGGTTAAATTGGGAAAAGATGTGATACCTGATATAATTAATGTGGCAGCATCAATCTCATCAGTTAAAACAAATTTTTCAGTTGTTACATCCCAGACTAATACTAGACCATCTTCAGTTTTTCTTATTGAATTAACATCACTTAAGTTATTTAATCTTGTAGGAGGTGCTGATGCATTAGATAATACTCTAATTACATTCTGTGAACCAATTCTATCATTTATAGTTGACATTACCTTGTTACTCCAGATCTAACGAGTGCTGAACCCTCTATAGCTTTGTATTCCCGACCATTAACTGTCAATATTTTAATATCATAAACATATCTACCAGGTTTCAAGTTCACTGTATTTGAAGCAGAAAGGGATATAGAAATTATCCCTGTCTCAGCATTAGCAATCGTAGTTGCAAAAGCAACATTAGTTTTAGATGCTGAGTGTTTTCGAAGCATTCCTGATGTAGATGCTCCAGTTAAATCTAAAAATTCGTTGGTACGAGTATCCTCCAACTGAAAGGAAGTATCAAAGTCAAATCCTTGTTCTATCGTGATATTGGATACATATACTGCCATTATTAGTCAATACGGTTTTAAATATTTATACTCGCGTTAATTCATGAGGATTTGCGAATTAATTCTGTTAATAATGACTTAAGTTCATCAACTTCATTTCTCAGTCTTTGAATTTCACTCTCTTGATTATTTTTTAGTTCCTGCAGTTTTTTATACTGCAGGTAACCTTGAGTATCAGTATTTACTATTGCACCTGATCTTTCATCTCTAAAAAGATGTTTATGTCCTTTGACTGGAATCACTATGCTAATGCAATTACTCTTAAGTCTTTGAATCTAGGAGGGAACGCCTCATTTGTTCCACTAGATACAATTTTAATTTGGAATCCAACAAATTCATCTA